GCATCTACAACGTACATGGGCTGGAGGCCCATAATCACCGCTGCTAAAATTGGCGTCCATTGGGACAACTTCAAGGTGCAACGGTTGACAGATCGGACAAACCAGATCATCTACCGCGGTTAACCATTTCTTACTCTTTACCTTTTCGGTGTTGGCCCAATACTGCAAATTTCCCTCAGCGTAGGCCCTGGTCGTTTCAGTAACCGCTATCATCTCCGACCTGACCGGGCCAAACATGCCTGACGCATTGATTTGTTCTATCAACTCAGGCAATGGCTCGCCTGATTGTATCCAATTGCCAATAGTGTCTTGTAAATAATTGCGGCTAGTGTCGGTGATCCCGCTAACCAGTCCAAAACCATAGTTAGATACCCAGGCCGCGGCCTGCTCATTGGTCAAGTCCCAGGCGGTATCTACCGTCAATCCAATATCGACTAATTGGGATTTGCCAAGCTCGCCGCCGTTCAGCATTCCAGCAACCAAGAAAGGCGAAATGACATCAAATAATTTTTGTGCCCACTCGCGCCAAAAGTCCAGGCCGAATATTTCCATGAACTTTTGTTCTGTGTTATCCGTATCGTTCGGCAATTCGTTTCTCGACATCTTTTCTCATTTCGGTGTAATAGTCGCCAATGGCATCAGAAAATTCGCCTTCAAGTTCCACCCGCTCATCTTCTCCGGGCACCTGCTTAGTTTCCATAGCCTTAGATTGATTGGCAGGAACTTCGACAGACGCGAAAGGCATCTTATACACATCGCCAGCGGGACCTTTTTCTTCCTGCCCGGTCTCGCGGTAAAACTCATTTCGCGTAATTGCCCCGGTGTTCCAGGCATCATTGGCGCGCTTCCAGCGGTCGTTTACATTCTCGTTTAGTGCTGGCACGCCGGAAAAATTCCATGCGGCGCGTAGGCTTTCGCCATCGCTCGCAAAGTCTACAAGCAATTGAGAACCTATGCCATCGTTGTGGTTTTTATAGATGGGGATTAGTACATCCTCCCACCACTGACGCCGGGCCGTCTCGAAATTGCTATATGTGGATCGATCCAATCCAATCTTGGCAGCAATGATGATAGGTGGAACGCGCAACACCATACATATACGGGCCTCGTTCCTGGCGTCCAGAGCTTCGAAGCCCATTTCCTGGAAGTCAAAGCCTGCTTTCTGCCAATCGGCGTCAGCGTCAAATACCGCCGGGCCTTTGTTCCACTTGCGATGACCGCCATACCGGGCCGAAAATCTGCGACTGATATTCTCGGCCTCGTTTTCGCTGCGTAATTTTTTCTTGGTCTTGATTATTCCTGGTGGTATGCCGCCCTCTTGCATGAACTTGTTTAGGAAGTCGGTCATAGCGTTATCTACATCGCCCACACGGGAAGCAACGGCAACGGGCGGATACGAGTTATACATATTTAGAGGATCAAATATTTTTAGCGCTACAACATCCTCAACGGCGATTTGTTTGGGTGATGTTTCGCCGTCTGGTCGGTATTCGTAATAGGCAATTGGGGTATCACGACCAGGGACGGGCCGCACCCAATCGGGGCGCAAAGGCCATAGCCGTATAACATCGCCTCCGTTGTTACGCTCTTTCTCGTAGTAAGCCACTCCCGCGGTATCCTGATAAATAATCACGCTTGCCCAAAAGTCGGACTCCGTCATGTCAGGGTTGGGGTTCTTGATTAGATCATTATATGGATGCCCATCTATCACCTTGCCATCGTCGTCAACTACACGGTTTGATACCTGGCTGGCAGTCCTGGCCTTGGCATCGATGCAGGCAAATATCAGTTCATTTTTCCGATAGCCCAAACGGATCATGCTATCAAAACTTACTTCGGGGTATTGGGGCATTCCCACTTTCCAGGCTGGAGTCAGTTCTGCCAATGCCTTGCGGTTTAGTATCCTGTCAAAGAATCGTCTAATCATATTTCACCTACACATATATACCATGATAGCCATACGTGCCGCTCATCACCATCAGCGCCCGCGCTATAACGGTGTCGTCATGCAGCCCTTCCGGGGCCGAATAGGATGATCTCCCGGTCGTGGCTGATATCTTGCGCTCGTATGCCTCTAGCTCGCCTGTCCATATCGGGTCTTCCTGGAATTGCCATTCTTCGCGCTCGAGCGCAAGGGCCAAATTCTCTATAAGTTGCGGCTTTGTTTGCGCGGTCGTTTGAAATCCTTCGAGCGGCGCACCATCGGCCTGGAGTTGTTCAAGTATCGGATCGCCCATGGCGTTAGTTTCTGCTAGTCCTGTGTTTACTTTCCACTCATCCAGCAAAGACATTATGCGCTTGCGTTGAAAGGAATAATCGATTTGGTTGAACCGATCTCTTGCTACTTCGACATTGCAGTCTGCGCAACCGATTGAAATGACTGTGAAGTCGTTTTGCTTTCCCCAATCGATCCCCGCCATTAGGTTGTGATACCTTATGATTTCCCCTCTTTCGTCGTAATCCGTGTGATGCTCAATCGTGGCTTTTTTATCAGCGTCCATGCAATTGGATATATTTCTAAATACAGCACCTTCGTTCTCCAGAAATTGGGCCAAATATTCTTGCCGAAATATCATTTCAGGTAGCGATTGCCGCGCCGCTTCTATTTCTTCTTTGTCTATATGGGGGTTGTATTCTGTTGGTAGTTTCCAGGATTGCCAAGCCGGATCTCCAGTTTGCCCATGCTGGTAAAGACGAAAAAACCAGTTTCTGCCCTTGGGGGTGGATATAAACATTGCCTTACCCTTGCGATCTGATAGGGCGGGGCGTATTGCCTCCGTCCAGGCCGACTCCGAAATAAATGCACACTCATCAAGTACCGCAAAGTCCAGACCTTCTCCGCGGAGTGTATCTGGATTATCAGCCGATCTCACCGTAACCTCTCCGCCGTTTGGCAGCATTATTTGGCGATCTACTCGTCTAACTTCCGCTCCTATCTGTATTCCCATTCTGTGAAGTGGTCTCCATCCTACGGCGGCCATTTTATAAGTAGGCGCAACCCACCAGGCCCGGCCTCCAGCGGCTGCAACTCCCAAGCATTCATTGACGCCGAGCCGGGTTTTGCCCCACCTACGGCCCGCGGCTAGAACCTTGAACCTTGCCGGGTTTTCGTGAACCGCCTTTTGTCCTGGATGAGGAGAAGCATTAATCTGTATCTTCTTGGTTTTCATCCCAATTAACTATTGTGATAGGCTGATCTTTGACGCCTGCTATCTCCTGGCGCTCGATGTAGCCGCGCGATTTGCATTGTGTCTTGAGATAGAAGATGATGGCGGTGGTGTCGTTTTTCTCGATCCTGTCCATTAGCTTTAGCTCTACTTTATCGTGACGCTTCTCGCGCTCATCTTCAAGCGCCTGTTTTGCCGTTGCGTATTTATCAAGATACTTGTAAAAGGTTGTACGGGACACGCCCAAATTCTCGGAAGCCTTAGACGCGTAACCCTGGCCATCGACAATAGCATCAATTATATCCTGTGCGTTTACTCCGTTACCATTCTTTGACATATGTACCTTTTTTATGGTGTCAATATGTTAACCGCCCTCAGCCTTGATAGACGACTGGAGGGCGCTTTTTGTTTCCTTCAATACCGTGAACTCTGCTTTTAGTTCTGCCAGTTGACCTGAAAGCGGAGCCATCTTTAGCCGCAAACTGAATATGCGACCTGTAACCAAATCCAATAACTTTAGCTTGCGATCATAATCGAGAGCTAACCATTCCTCTGGCGTGAGGTCGTCGAACTCTGTTTTTTCGGTCACTCAGCCACCTCGATAGGCAGCAGGTCGCCCAAGGGCATAGCGTTGATTTCTTCGACGGTCACGCCAAGAGATAACAATAAAGTAATCGCCGTTTCAAATCGGGGCGGCGATTTTCCATTGATTGAATTTAATACGGTGGGGTATGACAAGCCGGATATTTTCGCAAGGTTACGGGCGGAGAAAGGCTGCCCGGCTCGCTCACAATAGGATTTGAAAGTATCAGCGTTTATGGTATGGGTGAAGGTTTCCATATTCGCATTTTATACATTTTTGGGATTTTGTCAAATGACGCGACAAATCCGCGGGGCTGCTGGAATACCGCGGATTTGTCTAAATAGGAGGAGAAGAAGGAGTAAAGGAGTAGTCGTAAGCTATTTATACCATAGATTTCTACGCCTTATCCGCCAATACGCCAACGATCCACAAAGACAAGGCAACAATCAATAGTATTATGTAAATCAGCAATCCGGTCATCTTGTCACCTCTCTATAGGTATATCGGCGGCTGACTGCCATCAACTTCAAACTCCGGCGGGAATAGCCGAACCCGCAAATCATAAGGGAAATCACTTAGGCTTTCCCGTTTGTTGGGGTGGCCGCCTAATTGCTTGGCAAAAAATGGGACATTGAAATCCTTACAAACTCTGAGAATGTCCCTGGCCCAAGCCACATCAAACGGCCTATGTTTCTTTCCACTTTCGCCGCCAACAATAACCCATTTTATTGTGTTGTGTTCCTGGATCATAGGCGATAGATATTTAGCGATTCTCAAAGGCTCCAACATGGGTTCAATGCTCAGAAAATGAAACCATGCCGGCACCTTCAATAGTTCGGGGATGTTCTTATCTACGTCCTCCTGGACTGATACACTGGTCCCTATTGCTATCCCTTCCGGCCAATCTCTTAGCCAATCAACGGGCACATTGCGGGCGACATTGCCGGGCCGCTTGGTGAGAAGCAATTGAATCAAATTGAAGGTGTACTCCGGCAATAGATTGAGATATTCATCGCGCCAATCATCGACTTGAGGGTTATCCTCGAAAATGTCACAGGTCGAACCGTTGAAAACGATTTGATACCTTTCGCCCGCTTTCTTTGCCATGCGCTCGAAACTCCTTAGTTTTTTCTCCCAATGCTTGAATCTTTTGCGGCTCGTTGTGTCAGCGGGTCCAAACGTCTCTACATTTTTAGAGCGCGCAAACTTGGCCGGAGGCGTGTTTGCTGCGTAACAATTCTTGCAACCCGTGGCAATCTTCTGGCATCCAATCCACGGGTTTATAGTATCGTGACACCAGCTAATACTAGAATTTGTAGCCATCACTCACCGCCCTTTAGAGATGCGGGCTTGTTCTTTAGCATTCCGGTTTCGCAGTCGAACATTTTTACCGATGTCGTGGTAAACAGTTTCCCATCATCTGCGAATTTTGCTAGATTGTCGGATAAAACCAATTTCAGGTAATGCTTGCCGTCAGCGGTCAATTCCTCTGCAAACTTCAATATGTCACCCTCTAAAAATAATATTTCATGTTCTCCCAGGGCATAATCAAAGCGGGACGTTAGCTCACTATCCCGAACGCAATATTTATTGACCCAATCTTCGACGATACCGTCGATTTCCTCATAAATATCCTTTACCTGTTTTTTCAATTTCATCAGGCGCAATACTTTATTGATGTCTGGTTTATCGATTTTCATTTCATATTCTCCTAAAACACTACATACCCGAAAGGATCAAAATCGGTTTTCGTCATAAAGTCAATCGGGAATACTTCTATAGTTGCCTCCAGCACATCTACAACATCGGTTGCCAGTTGCGCGCTATTCTTGTGGCTGACTTGTATCCCGGTCGGCTTTTCTTCAATCAGGTAAGTGCCTCCTGCCGTGGCAATCACCCGGTAATGGTCGGTTTCGTAGATTGTGGAACCATACACTGTGGTCTTATTCATTGACCGCCTCGCTTATGCGCCGGAATACATACTCACCACAAAGGCGCGGCTCGATACCTATTTTGTTCTTGATAATTGTGCGGTGCGCCTTGACGGTGGAAATAGCAATCCCAAGGCGGTCGGCTATCTCACTGGTAACATACCCATCCGCAATGAGGCGGGCTACCTGCTCGGTGCGGTTGGGTAAGAGACCCGCGAACGGGTCTCTTAATATCATTTTTACGGCTTCGACTTTCTGGTCGGCGATCATTGGGGGATTTCTCCAGAGTCGGCCAGCTTTGCGATGGTGGTAGATTTTGTATTACCGGGCTTGACATCCTTCCAGCCCTGGTAACGGCGGAACCATGCCAGGATTTCATCAGCCGACTTGAACGACAGTTCGGATAACTTAAGTCGGTTTTCGGCGTGCTTTTTATCCCTGGCTAAATTGGCCTCAAGAATAGGCGTCCACCACTCACCCAGGGAGTCGAAGTCCTCCGGCTCGTCGGGGATATCGGAGGCCTCACCCTCGAATACGTCGCCAAAGTCCGGTATATCCATTCCGCCCCCCAAAGAGGGGTTGACGTCAGACGGCGCGCTTTCGGCGTCCATGTACTGAATTGAGAATAATCCGTATTTGCTTAACAGGTGACGCAAAACGGTCTTTTCGGCCATTTGCTTAAAATTCGTTTCCCAGGCCGAACCACTGACGGGGCCACCCTCACGATATGCCGGAGAGTATCTAACGGCATGACGAATAACCGATTCCCTGTCCATATAAAACGCTTTTTGAAACCCTGATTTTAGCTCAAACATGGCAAAATATCCGATTTCCTCATCGGTGATCTGGTCGCCGACGATCTCGAATAATCCGCTCATTCGGTTAGTTACAACGTCCTCGCCATTATATAGCGCGCTGGTGTTGATCGTCTTGTAGGATCCGGTACGTATTGCCAACTGAATCATGCCCTTATATCCAAGAATAAAGGTAGCCTCCCTTTTGTAGGGAACGATATAGGCATACCCTAAAGCGGGTTCTATTGGCAACCGCAAGACGGCAGCCTTTGCCGCTGCGGTCAACACTGAGCTATGGGAGCAATTCAGCAATCCTTTTGACTGGTTAGCAACCGACAAAAGGGAAGCTAAATACTCTTGCGCAAATTCTTTGCTACCTCGGATATCGGCAAATCTTTCTATTACTGACGGCATCCGTAAGACTTCGCGCAATCCCTGCGGGTGGGCTAATGCTTTTGTTTTTTCTTCGGTCATTTCTCATTTTCCTTTCTATGATTTCGATAATTACGGCTATCGAAACTAATATCCTAAATCTCTGATTCCTTGCTTCGCCTCAGCCTTGGTCAACTTGCGAACAGGCCGCAATGATGACGCAGCGAAAGAGCGGTCAGTCTTGGCCCTCTCCGCCTTGGCCTTGGTGGTTGAATTAAATTCGTTTGCTTCACAGTCACATGATCTACAAACTAAATAGTAAGGCCCTTTCGCCCCGTTGCGCCCCAGGACATTCCAGCCCGCAAAGCAAATAGCACAACAGTTATATTGCGCAAATTTTCGAGCGTCGGCATGTAGCTCGAAAACCAAAGAGTCAAGTAAGTTTTTCATTCTTGATCCCCGTATAACGCCTTAGCTAATCGACAGTCTGGATTGTGACCGTCAACTTCGCGACGGAAGCACATAGGGCAATATCTTGGCCCTACTCGCATATCGACCCATTCTACCGACCGAATGACGTCTTTCAATTCTTCGATTTGTTTATTTATTTCTTCTTTGTTCATTTCACGACCTCCAGGTCTAAGATTGATAGGCAACTAGATGATACTATGCTCCTGGTATGTTGTCAAGTACGGTTTATATCTATGCGTAATGACCCGCCCTATCCCTGCAACGCTTGGCGGCGGCAATCATGCCAAGAGCCTGGAATACTAAAGCGGCCTTGATGTGCTTGGAGTAGTCAGCCGTTCTTTCGGCCTCGGCCCTTAGTCTTTGTGCGTCACGTATTGTTAGCTTCATTTCTGTGGTCTCCTCATTGTAGCGATGTGCTTATGATCCATTGCGGGCCTGTACGACTTTTCGCCCAACTGGATAGTAAAAAACGCCGCTGTTCTTAGTCGGTCGTGGATCGCTCCAGGTAAAACGGAGGGCGGTTGATTTGATGTCATAATGGTAATTGAGTTTGTGCGGATTGCGCTCTCATACCTTCTATCCAGCAAAGTAAAGCGCTTTTCTTCGGCATACTCGGTATTCCTTATGCGGTCGATTTCGTCAATGCAAAGTAGATCGACATCGGCCAATCTATTTAGGCGCGCCTGGCTTTCGTAGTTAGGGTCATTGGTATCATAAGCGCCGCGCAAGTGTTCTAAAATATCGGCCATAGTGGTATAGATGGCCGACTTGTGTTGGCGCACATAAATGGCCGTAGCAGTTTTTAGTAGTTGGGTTTTCCCGTCGCCGTATGATCCATGAATGTAAACCCACCCCCACCCCCTCTGTATGGTGGTTTCGATGTCCCGGATTGCTTCGGTGATACCGTTAATCTTTTTGAGATCGTCAAATTTTAGATACGCATCCATGGAGTGAAGGCCGTTAGATGGCGCAGCTAGTTTTGATACCGGGGTATTGGGGCAGCGGGTAAGTTTTCCGTAATCCGGGTGGCCGACTGGTAGGTCTTGGCGCACATGGCCCACGCCGCCGCATATTTCGCAATCCTCCGCGCAAGGGCCATCATAAGGGGGCTTATCTACCGTCTTGGGCAGATTGGGGGGCGGTTGGGATAATTGGCTCTGTAGCTTTTCGGCTATGTCGTCTAATTTCTTCATAGTGCGGCTATCTCCTCTGGAGTAAACCCTGGCGGCAATTCTTCATGTACCGCGGACTTGTGGCCGTTTCCGTTTTTGCCCTTTATTTCGAACACGCCTTGCCATCCGTTCTCTATTGAATTCTCAAGCATGACTATAGCAGTATCGACCCCCTGTTTTTCCAGCTTGGCAAGCATACGTTGTTTGGCTAAATCGGTCATGGGTTTCTTCATTTGCTTGCGGTGTTCCTGGAAGTCGGTCCAGGATGTGTGAAAATCGAGCGTATCGAGAGTATCGGGAACCCTTATTTTCTTTCCCCTATCTTTAAGAGTCTTGCTTTCTTTTGTGGGTACGATTTTAGGACTAGCTTCTGGTACGATTTTAGGACTAGCTTCTGGTACGATTTTAGGACTAGGTAACTTATATTCCCGATTGATTGAGTATGTATTTATTCTGCCCTCCTTCTTTACTAGATACCCCTGGCTTACTGCATCTTTTAGGGCCGTAGATATGGTTGATCTTCCCGATATTCCGGTCAATCCCATGTATTGAGTAAGGCTAATTTTGTCGTCATCCTTGTGCCATCCAATTGTTTTTCGAACCGTGGCGCATACTACTTTCCAGGTATTAGGCTTGCACCTTGGCATTATTTCGTCAATTATCGCATTTGGGAAGGTAGTATAGTTTCCGATTTCAGAAAATGGCTTTACGCTCATGTGTACTCTCCTGTATAACAAAAATCCTTTGCTTGGCTCGACCTGCGCCTGCGGCGTTCCCGGTAATCAGGGTAGGTACACAGGCCGAGCAAAGAAAAGGATTCCTCGTGATTACCTATCGGGCCGCCGCACCCATCTCGCTTATTCAATTACCAGGATTGTACCACAATGGGAGGGGATTACCTATCAATCCTGGTGGAGATCGATTGCTCTTATAGAGCGCCCCTCCCGATACAAGGATAGCATATATAAACCGTACTTGACAACATACCAGGAGCATAGTATCATCTGGTTGCCTATCAATCTTAGACTCGGAGGTCGCAAGTGAAATCTCACAAGAGAGCATACCCATCAATCAATGGCGGTATGATTCACGAGGACAAGGCCGTCAAATGTCGTGAGTGCAATCGCACGATGGCAAAATGGGAGCTTGTTGACCACTGTTGCGAGTATGCCCAACTGATAGAGCTTCCAACAAGTAGCACGCGCACACATCCTATCATGTTTGCCGGTGTCGTTGTTGGAATTCTGAAAGAACAGGGTAGCAAATTATCGTACTACCTACCCGGAAACGTAACCCCGCATGTGGTTATCGAAAACCCCGCTTACCCACATATGTGGGGCAAAGCTGTATAAGAACTAGTTAGCAAGCCTGAAAGGAAGTTATGG